TGCATCGAACATGGATCCAATTCCAGTCTTTTTCAGAGGGCGTCAGCTTCAGGTTGCTGGAGCTCGTACCTTTGAACCGTGGACAGTCACTGTCATGAACGACACCGACTTCGCGGTAAGAGATGCAGTCGAACGTTGGATGAATGGTATCAATGCCCACTCGGCAAACACCGGTCTTGTTAACCCAGCCGACTATCAAGTCGATCTTTGGGTTGATCAACTCGACCGCGACGAGTCGGTAATCAAGCGATATACATTCATTTCTGCTTTCCCAACTCGGGTTTCTGAGATCGACCTTAACTACGAAACGACCTCAGTCGTGGAAGAGTTCACGGTAGATTTCCAGTACCAGTGGTGGGAGTCGGATACAACGTCTTAAGAAATTGATACATAATCTTGGAGGGCTCATAACGAGCCCTTCATAGAAAAGGATAAATCATGGCAGACAACTACAATAACGCGACTGGCGGACCCCTTATCAAACTCTTCGGATTCGAGCTCACTCGGGCAAACAAGAAGAAAGAAGAGAAAGAGAAGCTTGCATCGATCGTACCTCCAACTGATGAGGACGGAGCCGGTTATGCAACCGCTTCGGCTGGCTATTTTGGTCAATTCCTCAACATGGATGGAAATGAGTCTCGTGATAATCACCAGCTCATTATGCAATATCGCGGGGTTGCGATTCAACCTGAAGTTGATGAGGCAATTGACAACATCGTAAATGAAGCTGTCACGTCTTCTGAGGACGAGTCTTCTGTTGAGATCGTCATGGATGATGTTAAACTCTCCCAAGGAGTAAAGAATAAGATCCAAGAAGAATTTGAGAACATCGTACAGATGCTCAAGTTCAATGAACTTGGACACGATATCTTCCGTAGATGGTACATTGATGGAAGAATTTATCACCACCTCGTCGTTGAGGAAGGTAGAGAAAAAGAAGGTATTCAGGACATTCGTCCAATCGATGCCGCAAAAATCCGTAAGGTCAAAGAAGTAAAGGCTAAGCGTGATCCTACCACTGGTGCAAAGATCATTGAAGATGTAAAAGAATATTTCATCTTCCAAGAAAAGCCTGGCAACCAAGCCAGCTCTATTCGCCTTACCAAAGATTCGGTTTCTTATGTTGCTTCTGGTCTTCTAGACGAGCATCGTAAGAAGGTTGTGTCTTTCCTTCATAAAGCACTTAAGCCGATCAACCAACTTCGAATGATGGAAGACTCTCTTGTCATCTATCGTCTCGCTCGTGCTCCTGAAAGAAGAATTTTCTACATCGATGTCGGTAACATGCCGAAGGGTAAGGCTGACGAGTATATGCGTCAGATCATGGCAAAGTACCGTAACAAGATCGTGTATGATGCCCAGACCGGTCTTCTCAAAGATGATCGAAAGCATATGTCCATGCTTGAAGACTTTTGGCTTCCTCGTCGAGAGGGTGGTCGTGGTACCGAGATTTCTACTCTCCCTGGTGGTGAGAACCTTGGACAGATCGACGATATCATCTACTTCCAAAAGAAAGTATTCAAGGCACTCAACGTTCCAGTTTCTCGTCTTGATCCAGATGCTCAGCCATTTGGTCTTGGTCGGTCAAACGAGATTTCAAGAGACGAACTTCGATTCCAGAAGTTCATCGACCGCCTTCGTATGCGGTTCTCTTATCTGTTCCTCAATATTCTCAAGCAACAACTTATACTGAAGGGTATCATCACTCCTGAAGATTGGGAAGATATTGAGAACGATATTATTGTCAACTACATTCGTGACAACTACTTTGCTGAACTCAAAGATACTGAAATCTGGAGAGAGCGTATCCAGTCTCTTAACGAAATTGATAACTATGTTGGTCGTTACTTCTCTAAAGAATGGGTTCAAAAGAATGTTCTTCGACTATCTGATGATGACATCAAAGAGATGACCAAACAAATGGATAAAGAGGCCGAAGAAGAAGAGGCTGAAGCGCCAGCAGAAGAAGAACCCCAAGGTCAGCAATTTCAACTGAGTGTTCAGCCAAAAGATGACGCTCAAACTTAATAGAAAAACAAAATAGTATAAATAAAATCGAATTCAGGAGTTAAACTTAAATGTCTGAAGCAACAGAAAAACTAATTGATGATCTTGTCGGCAAAGACTTTGTCGAAGCAAAGAAATCATTTGACGCTCTTATCGCCGAAAAGGTAACTGATGCGCTTGAAATCCAGCGTGAAGAGGTAGCAGAAGAGATCTTTGGCGAAGGAAATATTGACGAATCCGTTGAAATTGTCGAAGAAATCGAAGTCGATTTTGACGATGAAGAAGACGAATATGAGTCAGACGACGAAGAGCTCGATGAAGCCGTCGAAGATTATGTTGATGCCCTTTCTGATGAAGAGATTGAAGGTCTTTTCGAAAAGAAGATGAGCGTTGATATCGATCATATGGGCGGTAATGATCCAAATGCTGCTAAGCATAAGATCAAGCTTAAGCATAGCCCAGATGGTTACAGCACCACCGCGACTGGTAAGCGTAAGAAGCTCAAGAAATATCTTAAGAAGCACTACGACTCTAAGTCGGACGCGAAAGATATTCACCCAGATGTCTTCAAAAAGAAAAAGCAGAATGAATCCATCGAAGCTTATGTTGACTCTCTTTCTGATAGACAAGTTGAAAGCCTATTGGAAAAGAAAATGAGTGCGGAAATTGATCATACTGGTGATCATGACCCAAATGCTGCTAAGCATAAGATCAAGCTTAAGCATAGCTCAGATGGTTATAGTACAACAGCAACCGGCAAGCGCAAAAAGCTCAAGAAATATCTTAAGAAGCATTATGACTCTAAGTCGGATGCAAAGGATATTCACCCAGACGTCTTCAAAAAGAAGAAAGCATAATCAATGAAACTGATTACCGAATACACCGAATCTGATATTGAATTCATCACGGAAGGCCGTGGTGCTGATAAGAAGTATGCAATTGAAGGTGTGTTCGCTCAGGCAGATAAGAAAAACAGAAATGGTCGCGTTTATCCAAAGAAGATTATGGAATCCGCGGTCAACAAATACGTAACAGATCAGGTTAAGACGAAGAGAGCTGTGGGAGAATTGAATCACCCTGAAGGTCCAGTCGTTAACCTTGACAAAGTTTCGCACCTCATTACTGGTCTTCAATTTGAAGGCAATAATGTGGTCGGAAAGGCATCTATTCTAGATACTCCAAATGGAAAGATCGTGAAAGGTCTCCTTGATGGTGGAGTAAGGTTGGGTGTCTCAACTCGTGGTATGGGTAGCCTCGATAGAACCAATGAAGGAATGATGGTAAAAGAGGACTTTGTTCTCAACACCATCGATATTGTCCAAGACCCCTCAGCTCATGACGCATTCGTTAATGGGATTATGGAAGGAGTTGAATGGGTATGGAACAATGGAATCATTGAACGTCGAGAAATTGAAAGAATGGAGACTGAAATTAAGAATGCTGGTCGAACCTTCCGCCCGGAAGTGCAGATTAGAGAATTCAAGAATTTCCTCTCAACACTAAAAGCATCCTAAGGAGTACAATCGCATGGATAAGGAAAACATCCACGAAGATGATGAGCTTCTCGATGACGTAGAGGAAATCGATGAAGTTGATGAAGAGCACGATCCGATGAATGCAGAGAAGAAGTCTGTTGACTCAGTAGACAAGGCAGCCAAGACCGGTCCGAAGGCGAAAAAGCGTCCTAACGACAAGGAAGGCGGCGAAAAAACTTTCTACAAGTCCGACAAGGGAATTGTTCGCGAGCTTTACAACAAGCTTTCGGAAATGAACTCAGACGAACTTCGTAAGCTTCATGATCGTATGATGGACGAAGACTTTGATGTTGACGCATTTGTTGAAGGAATCGATGAGGACGAAGTCCTTGAAGACGTTTCTTACGACTACAATGCCGAGCTTAAAGATCTCGTTGAATCCGAGGCAACACTCTCGGAAGACTTCAAGAAGAACACTCAAGTAATCTTTGAAGCGGCTATCAAGTCGAAGATCAAGGAAGAAGTTGGTCGTCTTGAAGAGGCCTATGAAGAAGAACTGAACGAGGCAATCGAAGAAACTCGCGCAGATCTTGTAGAAAAGGTCGACAGCTACCTCAACTACGTCGTTGAGAACTGGATGGAAGAAAATAAGCTCGCTGTTCGAAACGGTCTCCGTACGGAAATCGCTGAGAACTTCATGGACAAGCTTCGCGACCTTTTCGAAGAGTCGTATATCACTGTCCCTGAAGAGAAAGTCGACCTTGTTGATTCCCTTTCGCAGCAAGTTGAAGATCTTGAGGAAGAGCTCAACTCGTCTATCGAGCGCCATATGGCAATCGAAGAAGAGTGGGAAGAACTCAAGAAGCAGCAAATCATTGCTGAAGTCGCTGATGGGCTTGCTGATACTCAAATCGACAAACTCGCCAATCTTGCTGAAGACGTCGACTTTGATGACGAAGAAACCTTTGAAGAGAAAGTTTCTGCAATCAAGGAAGCATACTTCGGTAGCAAGAAGAAGTCAACCTCAACCAATAACAGCCTGAACGAAGAGTTCGACAGTTCTGAAGATGATGACGAGGTCGAAGTTTCGCCTCAGATGGCTCAGTACGTCAACGCTCTTAAGAAGGCAAACCAAAGCTAATCCAACTGGAGTAATCAGAAAAATGGAACACACCATTTCCTACGATAAGCTCGTCGAAAAGTGGAGCCCGGTTCTTAATGAAGAATCTGCGGGTAAGATCGATGATCGCCACCGTCGAGCAGTAACCGCAGTCGTTCTCGAAAACACCGAGAAAGCTCTTTCAGAAGAGCGCTCAGCGATGAGCTTCCTTTCTGAGGACGCACCTGCAAACAACACAACCTCTCAGGCAACCTGGGATCCGGTTCTTATCTCGCTCGTTCGTCGTGCGGCTCCGAACCTTATCGCATACGACGTTGCCGGCGTTCAGCCAATGACTGGTCCTACTGGTCTTATCTTCGCGATGAAGTCCCGCTATAATGGTGGTTCTACTTCCAACGAAGAGGCACTCTTCAACGAAGCACGTACCGAGTTCTCCGGAACCCAGACTGCGCTTCCTGATTCAAGTGCTGGTCCTTCTGGTCTTTCTGGTGTTACCGACTCGAACGCGGACTCTTCCGTTGATAACGAGCGTGTAACCAACACCTACGGAACCGGTATGACGACCGACTCTGCTGAAGCTCTTGGCGATTCTGCCAATAACGCTTTCGCTGAGATGGGATTCACCATCGAGAAGTCGACCGTTACGGCGAAGTCTCGTGCCCTCAAGGCTGAGTACACCATCGAACTTGCACAGGACCTTCGTGCTATTCATGGTCTCGACGCTGAGACGGAACTCGCGAACATCCTCTCCACGGAACTTCTTGCGGAAATCAACCGTGAAGTTATCCGTACCATCAACTCGCAGGCAAAGACTGGTTGTCTCCAGGCAAACACTGCAACCAACGGTATCTTCGACCTTTCGACAGATGCTGACGGTCGTTGGTCGGTCGAGAAGTTCAAGGGTCTTGTCGTTCAGCTTGAGCGTGAAGCGAACGTTATCGCGAAAGAGACTCGTAGAGGTAAGGGTAACGTAGTCATCTGCTCGTCAGATGTTGCTACTGCACTCTCCGCTGCTGGTATGCTCGACTACGCTCCTGCGCTTTCGACTCAGCTCCAGGTCGACGATACTGGTAACACCTTCGCTGGTGTTCTCAATGGTCGTACCCGCGTCTACATTGACCCATATGCAGTCGTTGACTATGTCACCGTCGGGTATAAGGGATCTAACCCATATGACGCTGGTGTTTTCTACTGCCCATACGTTCCGCTCACCATGATGCGTGCTATCGGCGAAAACAACTTCCAGCCAAAGATCGGCTTCAAGACTCGTTATGGAATGGTATCCAACCCATTCGTCGGGTCTACTCCTGCTGACGGTCTTGCAACTGCGAAGACCAACCAGTACTACCGCATATTTAGAGTCGATAATATCCTCGCGTAAGGGTAATACAAAAAGAGAGGAGTCAATCCTCCAAAGAACTAGGGCGCCGTAATGGC